CAACAGTGCTTGTGACAGTCGACCTTTTGGATCTGGAGGCGGCGGTGCCACCGATCGATGCGTTTAACCCTCCAAAGCTTCACCTGAGAAGTGATCGCGCTTTCGCCCAAGGCTGCAACATTGCTTATCCTTTTTCAAAGTCTGTCAATTTCAACGCTTCTGGCCAAGCCGCAATGACAGTCATGGAGACAGAGTCCACTGGAGAAAAAAATGGAATGGCTGATTACGGTTCCGAATGGGGACTCTGTGGAACACTATGTTTTTGCGCCCGTTGTCATTCCCAACGTGGCCGCTATTAATCTTGCAGACATCTTGAATGGGTAAGGGATTGGGTTTGCGATGATAAGTGGGATAATATAGAACTTCAAAGGAGACACTATGCCAAAGAATGCGGATAAACAAAGAAGTGGTACCGGGCAAAACATGGGGATGGGCGGATTAAAATCTGTACATCGAGTGGCTGACGGTGGAAAAATGTCTGTGCGGCCCCCGGATGCTAGTGGCACAGGGCTGTCGGGCAAAGTGAAAGTGCCCACGAGTGAGCTTTTTTCCGGGGTCAACCAAGTGACTCTTGATACCAGCGACAAAAACCGAAAGAGTCCCAACGAAGGAAATAGGTAACTTATGGCACACAGACGGAAGAAGGCCAGGATCCGAACCCTAGCCGATGCAAAGACCGAAATGGACAACGATAGAACCACAGCGCAAAAGCTTGGGTTTAATCCTACATTCACGAGGGAATTTGGAAGTGCTGTCACCGGCAGAGATAAACTATCAGAGAAACCAAGGCCTAAACGTAGGCGTCGTCGTCGCCGCAGGTAACTTGTGGCTGAATCTGATCCCATATTAGAAGCCTATCGCAAGGTAGTTAATGATCCGTTTGAATTTCTCAAAATCTGTTTTACCAAAGACGAAGTAGACAGAAAAAACCCAATCAAACGATTTCCTTATGAACTGGCCTATCTAAATTTCTATGTAAGATTGTGGCAACGACGGAAAAAAATAGCAATACATAAGTCCAGACGGATGAAGATGTCTTGGACAAACATAGCGCTAGTTTTATGGGATGCCATGTTTCATAAGGGCACACACCAGGCCATGGTTTCCAAAAAAGAAGCGGACGCCGATGCCCTGGTAAAGCGGGCGGAGTTTCTATACAAAAATCTCGATACCTCGGTGATACCAAGAGATCTGTTTCCAAAGGCGATAGGCACCTTTAATCAATTAAATATTCCCGACATGGATTCAAGAATCGAGGGTTTTCCTTCTGGAGCGGATCAATTACGCCAATACACACTGACAAGAATAGTGGGCGACGAAATGGCCTTTTGGGATAACGCAGAAGAAATGTATTCCGCTTCGCTTCCCACCCTTGAGGGCGGAGGTTCCTTTGTGGGACTTTCTTCGCCTGCACCTGGTTTTTTCAAACGACTATGCGATGACAAATTAGACCAAGATGACATGTCCACTTCTGAAGATTTGGTGATTCGAGAAAAGAAAATTCTAAAACCAATGCAGGGGCTCAGGGTATGGGACAACCCGGGAAACGGATTTACTGTGATGGAATTGCACTACACAGCCGATCCCGCCAAAAGAAGCAAAGAATGGAAGGCCAATGAAAGGCGCAGTATGCCCCGGCGCAAATGGGAACAAGAATACGAACTTAAGTGGGAGAGTTGGTCTGGGAAGGCAGTTTATGCTGATTATGATGACCGCTTGCATGCAGTCGATGGGCACATTGACCCGGTGTTGGGCTTACCGTTGCTTAGGGGATGGGATTTTGGTTTAACCCCCGCAGCTGTCATTGCACAGGTTGAGGGCACCAGACTCTCTGTTTTGATGGAATTTACAGGATATAACGAGGGCATTGATACGTTTTCAGACAAGGTTATCTCTTACTGTAAGGCTCACTTTCCCTATTGGGCGGACTTTAAAAGAGACTGGATCGATTGGTACGATCCAGCCGGCAATGCGAAATCGCAAACCAATGCGGACATGTGTTCGATGATTTTAAAAAGAAAAGGACTGAGAGCGGTGATGGGGCCCGTGAGTTTTGAGGAGCGCAGAGCTTCCATTGAACACTTTCTAACGCGAAGAGACAAACATGGGCCTTGCTTTCAAATCTCAAGGACTTATTGTCCAATATTAGTAAGGGGTTTTAAGGGTGGTTATCGTTATCCCGATGAAAAAAACATCGCAGAGATCGAAACCAACCGGATTAAACCTGTAAAAGATGAGCACTCCCATCCCCATGATGCGTTACAATATCTTGCGGGTGGGATTCTTAGGGGTCACAATAGAAACAGAATCGATATTCCAATGCCGGCTTACGGCTGGACGAGGGGAATGTAAATGGCGTCACAGCCAGAAAATGTAGCCTCAGAAGATTCTTTGGTTAGCACTACGTTTTCTTACATTGAATCAAGCCGTCAGGCCAAACAAAAGAGGATGGAGCGAAACCGTGATAACTGGGATTGCTACCATTTGCGACAAGACTACAGCCACAAAAAGAAAGGACAATCTAGAGAGTTTTTGGGTAAACAACAAACCGCCACCGATCAATTGGTGTCTTTTCTTACTCAGGGATTAATTGATCTGGGACTGTGGTTTCGGGTGGATGATGAAAAAGGTGCTGAAGAAAAGCCGCTTTTAACCAACCAAGAGATTGAAAAGCTCCTAAAAAGACAACTGCAAAAAAATCAATTTTACTACCTCATCCAAGACGCCCTAAAGGTAGGGGCGCTTAATTCTTTAATGATTATTAAGGTGTTTGACACCATTGGCACGCGCCCAGAGTTTGTGGTGAAGGAAAATGAAGAAACAGGCGATAGAACCCTCAGACGCATAGAAAAGCCTGAATGGAAACTACAACTGGGCCTTGTGAGGCCCCAGGACTATCATGTGGATCCCACCGGGGACGGCCTTTTTAGAATTCAAAGAATCGAAATGGACAAGCACAAGCTTATTCAAATAGCGGAAAAAGATCCAGACAACTGGGACATGCAGGCCGTAAAAGATATCCGCCCCATGAGCGATGAGCGCCAGCGCGCTGAGAAGTCTAGAGAAACGGATCAAAACCAACCATTCGAACTGGACAGACAAAGAATAGAAATGTGGGAAGGCTGGGGCACCGTTCTTGAAAAGGGAACCGCAAAAGTTTTACACGACAATTCAACGTGGGTTGTTTCAGACAAGCAAACACTTAAAAAACCCATGAAAAATCCATTGTGGGACGGACAGCACCCATATATTGAGGGGCCACTGGTCCGCGTTCCCTTTAGTGTGTGGCATCGTGCCCTTATGGACGCCCCCACTAACCACAACCGCGCCCTTAACGAGGCTTATAATCTTATGTTTGACTCCGGAATGTTGGCTGCCCATGGAGTCCGGCAAATCCGAATGGATTGGCTTGAGGATCCTAAACAGGTTTCTGGGGGCATTCCTCCCGGTACTACTCTTAGAGTGAATAATCAAGCGCCCCCAGGCGCTAAGGTCATGGAAGAGGTTCAGACTTCGCAGTTGGGAAAAGAATCAATTGAAATGTTTAATCTCACCGATCGGGAATTTCAGCAATCCGCACAAACCAATGATGTGAGGCTCGGTTCGCTACCAGAAAGAAACGTCAAAGCCACAGAGATTGTAGCCTCTAACCAAACACTCACCGGCATCTTTCAGGGAATGGTTAAGGGCGTTGAAGAAAGATTTCTTTCTCCGCTGTTAGAAAAATCATGGTCTAGAATCGCCCAGAATTTACATCGAATCCCCGCTGAAGAACTGATCGCTCTATTTGGAAAGGAAAGGGCCAACGAAATTAGAAACATGCCGGTTGAAGATGTCTATGCAAGAACGGTCCAGGGGAAAAAATACAAGGTTTTTGGGATGTCTTCTGCTATAAATAAGATACAGGACTTCAGAAAGCTCACTGGCCTAATGCAAACCATTGGCGGAGTTCCAGAGCTTAATCAAGAGTTTAGAAAGAAGTATTCTTGGGCTAAAATGATGGGCGAAATTATAAAAGCGCTAGATATCGACGAGGAAAAGATTTTGGCAACCGACCAAGAAAAGGGGCAAGCGGAAGAGGACAGGAAGTTTGCAAAGAAAATAGAAACCGCAAAAGCAACAGGTGGGGGCGGCGGTGAAGGCGGATCTCCCGATACATTAAGCCAAATCCCAAAGACCGATGGTGCCTCTGCTGAAACCGGTTTAACTGAGCCCAGGCGGGCAAACAATGTGGGGATCACTAATCCATAATGGAAATGGAAGCTGAAAAAATTTCAGAAATAAATAGGGGTCGCACCGCACACGTCACCTTAAATTGGATGAACCCAATATTTGACGACCAGCGCAAAAAATTAGTGTCCGATCTAAAGAATCTTTATCGGTCCGGAGACTTTTCTGAATCGAAAATGGTTGCAGTCGCCGCAGGATTGTGTACGCTTGACGACATAGTGAGCAGACTTGAACAAGTCATAAGAACGGCCGAACATGCGGCAAAGGAAATAAATGGAACCGAATCCAACCCAGACAACTACTAAACCCGAGACTTTGCCCACAGGAACGCCTGAAACCATGCAGGCCCCACAAGTTAAAACGCCACCCGCTCCCATTAAACAGCCCGATCTGGTGGGTAGTCCCGTTGAGACACCCATTCAGGAACCGCCACCGGTCAAGCCCGAGGCCCCGGTTTATAAGAGTTCAGCGGGGGAATTTGCCACTACTGAGGATTTGGTCAAGCATACGCAGAGTCTTGAAGAAAAAGTTTTACAAAGGGGTCTTCAGCAATTTGACGAAGATAACGCGGCGGCTCAAAAAATTGGGGAAACGCCAGAGGGAGAAACAGCTGATGCTAAGTTGTTAAAACAAATAGGGGAATTGTGGATTACCGATCCCGTAGAGGCCGGCAGACTCACGGATGAGCGATCTGAAAAAAGGCAAAAAGTGCAGAAAGCCACCGAAGAAAAGTCAGAAAAATTCTGGAATGGCTTCTATGATGAAAATCCTAACTTGCAACAACGCAAGAACGTTGTAAAATTTATTATGAGTGAACATTGGGAGCAATTAGATAAGTTGCCCCCACATGAAGCCCAAAAGATTTTAGTTGAAAAAACCACCAAGTTTTTAGCTGAGGCCGGAGTCAAAAACGAAGGCGTGGCAACGGACTTGGTGAAGACGAAATCTACGGCTCTTGGGGTTTCTGGGGAACCTGCCACTCAACTGAAGGAAGAAAAGGCCCCAGAGATTGTTAATTTCTGCGATCAGGTTAAGCGCTTGCAGATTAAAACAGGGTAAAGGCTTCGGGTTTCCTTTAATCCTTTAAGGGGGGTTACATGGCTGTAAATTCATGGAGTTTTGATGCGCCAGCGGGAGTATACAAGAATCATTTCATGAGCATGAAGCTTCGTGAGGCCGCCATTGCGGAAACGAAATTTATGCAGTTTGTTTCGGTGGAACCCGGTTATGGTCGCAAAAAAGGCGAAAGCGTTACCATCACTAGGATTTCTAATCTTACGGTTCCCGTAGATGGCCGGATAACCGAGCTTGAGAGAATCCCCGAAGACAATCTGCAAATCACAACGGTTCAGATTACTGTCAGCGAATGGGGCCGAGCCGTTCCGTATACCTCTTTCCGAGACGATCTCTCAGAATTTAACATCTCAAATATTGTTCAAAGAACACTCAAGGATCAAATGAGACTTGTCATGGATGAGGCGGCTGCGGCTTCTTTTAAGACAACTCTCATTAAGGCTGTTGCCGATGGTGTTGGAAGTCTTACCATCACTACCAACGGAGTGCCATCTGGTCCTGCGGTGTCAAATCTCAACGTCTTTCACATCGAAAGAATTAGAGATTTCATGCACGCGGATCTAAACATCCCCTCTTTTTCTTCAGACGACTACATGGGCCTCGTCTCAACCAAAGCAAAGCGCGGGGTCATGGACGATCCGGCTTTTGAACCTTGGTATCGATACCTTAGCCCCCAGGCTAAATACAATTCGGAAATCGGACGTTTGGAAAATATCCGATTTATCGAAGTGAACCATCAGAGAGCTCTGGACAATTCCATTGGAACGGCTGGGGTCGGTGGGGAAGCAGTATTTTTTGGTGCGGATGCGGTTGCCATGGCTGTGGTTGAGGATCCCGAACTTCGTATGAAAACTCCGGAGGATTATGGACGTCAAAAAGGTGTCGCATGGTACGGAATTCTAGAATTTGGTTTGGTATGGGATACCGCGAACCCAGGTGAGGCTCGGGTCATTCACTTAACCAGCACTTAATATCTTCTAAAAGGAGATTGTAAATGTATACAGAAAAACGTTTAGAGCTACTGAAAGTGGGAGCCTCGGCACCCGATAACCTTAGTGTTGCCAACGTGGCGGCCTATAGTTACGCGGTACTTAGTCCCTGCACGGTTGATTGCCTTAGGGCATTAGTGACGACGGTTCTTGTTGGGGCCGCTGTTGTGGTGCTTAAAAGACGACCACTTCTTGGCTCCGCGGCCGGTGAATCGATTTTAGCGACTGTAAATATTCCAGGTGGTACTCTGGCCGGTCAAACGCTTCAGAAAAAATTTAAGCCAGAAGAACTCGATGTCGGAGATGAGTTGATTTTTGAGGTTACTTCGGCCGCGACCTCTGGTGCCGCGCTTTATGGGGTAGAGGTTGATAACGACCCAGAAGAGGCCGCAAACAATCCGGAACTTTCCGATTCGCTATAAGTCTGGGGGGTTAAAATGGGAGTTTTAGCAAGTCTTGAATCAAATGAAGGCGTAAACGAAAGCGGCAATAGGCGTCGTGTTCAGGCCTTAGTCGCCTATTCCGCCGAAGCCCATTCAAATGGTTATGCGTTGGACAAGTCCTTATTTGGATACAAAAGGGAAATCGAGTCCATTTTATTTCTTAGCGCCGGAACCCTTGATTCTCGCATTTTCAAGTGGGATAAGGGAAATCAGACGATTAGGATTTATGTATCCAACACCGGCGCGGAAGTGGTCGCACCTTTAACTGAGAATGTCCGCGTAGAGGCCAAGGGTTCGTAGGGAGGATTAATGCCGGCTTTTGACAAAAGAGTTCATATCAGACACCCCAAAACAGGGGTATTGGTAACAATAAATAACTACAAGGTGACGTTTACTAGAGATCGAACAGTTTACGAACGAGACGGAATACTTTATCACTCAAACGGGGAGCGACTTTCTAAGCCTGTAGGCAAGCCAGCTTCTCAGGCACAAAAAACTGAACCACAGGCGGCCCAAGCGCCACCGAAGGTAGAGCCCGCTCCCCAAAAGAAAAAGCCCGGACGACAACCCAACAAAAAGAAGGGACCAGTCCAGGACGAGGGAGCCAAGGTAGATGTCAGCGCCTAACGACAAAATCGCCAATCAGGTCAGGCAGTATCCATCTAAGGGCAAAGAACCTGCCATCACAGACATACCAGGCGACAAACAAATATCCATTTTCAATGCGTCTGCTGTAAATAATGCCGGGCAAACAGAGCAGGTTGGTATATTGAGGCTATTAACGCTAGCCAAAGTAAGACTGTATTCATTGGTCGGCGGCGTTTATACAGAACTTGATTTAAAAAATCTTTTGGCTGGCCTTCCAGTCATTGGCACCACAATTGGAGATGGGTTTGCTGTTGGCGCTAAATCCGAACCACATTTGGTTGGCGTCACCGTTTCAGCAACGGGTGCCGGAGGCACCTTTAAGCGGCAATACAGCAAGGACGCGGCCACTTTCATCGACTTGCCAGCTGGATCTGAGATTGAAGCCCCCACCAATTATGCAGTGGCTGCGGATGCTTATCACGTTTTGCAAAGTCCCATTGATCAAACCAGGGGCGGCCCAGCCGTACTAGATCAAAGTCTTTATTATACTCAAATCGTTTCTACTGTTGCCCAGGCCGGCGTTGTCTCAATTAACGATTTGTGGGTAGGCACCTTTCTGACGCTTTGGAATGAAGTCGTAAACGGGAACGCGGCTTTTTCTAGTTTTGACTGGAGAACACCTTATCCACTTGATGGGTCCGACAACATCATCCCGTATTTTAGTGTTCCGTCTTCTGCTAACAGAACTTCCATCTTTTATATGACCACAGGGTAGGTGCGGGGGTGAGAATTGGCTCAGGCAAGATCAACACGGGACTTATTAAAACTAGCGCTCCAGCATTCCGGCGAACTTACTGACGGAACATCTCCGTATCACCAAATCGGTCTTCAGTATATCAACAGAATTAATAAGGATGTCCTTGCGGGAAGTAATGCACTTAACACCGATATCGGTGAAAGGTGGGTATGGGCTCGTGAGAGATTGGCTAAAAGCCTTATTCTCGAACCGAAGTATTCAACTGGTACTGTTAGTCTTACTAATGGCACTGCTGCTGGTACTTTCAGTGTTCCGCCTGCATTCTCTGCCAAAGATAGATATCTCAAGGTTACCACCGGTAACAGACCGACCTATTATAGAATTGTCGCGCACACAGCATCCGTAGCCGCCTTTACTATAGACGCCCAATATGTGGAAGAAACTAGCGTGGACCTGGCCTATGATGCGATTCAATTAATTTATGAATTAGACGCCGAAATTCTAAGACTAGTCGAACCTTTCAGGATTTACGACACCCAAAGCGACACCCATTTTTTTGAAGACGACGCCACCGAGGGGAAAATATACTCGATTGATGTCAACAGGTTCAGAACAGAATATCCTCTTAAGTCACTCAAAGATGGCATTCCCTCTAGGTTTACCATCATTCATGAAGCAGACACCGAGCTTGTGATTCAATTTAATGGGCACCCCACTAAGCAAGTGAAGGTTGATTTTGATTGGATCAAAAAGCCCGAACCTTTGTTAGATACAGACAGTTCTATCCCACTCATACCATGGGAATTTAGAGAAGTGTTGGCCTTTGGTTCTGCGTACTATCTTCTTAAAGACAAATCGGACGACAAGGCAGAGACGTTTTTACAGCTGGCACAGGCCGCGCTTTTCCAAATGAAAAAAGCAGCCCAAAGACAAGACTCGGATACAGATAAAGACATTGGACATCTTTTCCCAAGAGAAGAACAGTTAGACAAATTTTCGAGACGAAGGTTTTTTTAACCATAGTAAGATGATATGGCTTATACAGGACAAACCGCAAATATTCCCCTTGGCGCCAGGGCGCTGCTTACAGACCTCCCTCAAACTCAAATAGATCCCACCTTTTTAATTCGGGCTGAAAACATTACCACCGGAAACTCTTTACTCGAAAAAGATTTTGGTTCTATGAGGTGGAATGCCACAGCCAATCTTGGAGTTGGCATTGCACAGGCCATTGAGTGGAAGCCCGATCCACAAACAAGACGAGTGATTGTGGTGGGAAAAGACGGGAAAGTGTACCGGTTCGTCAATGAATTCACCTTTGCGGAGGTGCTACCAACCGGGGGTGCCCCCGCAGTCCTAGATATTTCAAACGGCTTTGTGACGATGACAGCCGGGGGAGTGGAAGAGACCGGAAACCCAAGAAAGCTATTTATCTTTAGTGGGAACAGCCCAGTACAGATCATCGTGGGTGACGGCACTACAAGAAGAGACATCGCAAGTCCTACCGCGGATTGGTCTGGCCTTAATCACCCATTTTCTGGCATCGTTCATTTGGGCTTAATGTTCATGTTTGGAAATCAAAATGCTCCGCATACCCTTTATGCCTCCCCCGCCACGGATCACGAAGACTTTTCTAGCCCCTTGCTTTTTCAGGTGGATCCCGGAGAAGGGGATGGCCTACGTGCTCAAACCGTTTATTTGGGTAGGCTCTATCTGGGGAAATTTCCACGGGGGCTTTATCAACTACAAACTCCCACCGTTGCGACATCGACTTGGTTTCCAGAGCGAGTGTTTTCCACCTTTGGCGTGGCCTCTCCCACAGCCCTGACCCCAGTCTTGGGTGATTTTTTGGTGGGTAATGAATATGGATCCATCACCACCGTGGCGGCCACCCAAGCTTTTGGTGATGTCACTAATGCGGACTTGTTTCATATCACCAATACGCAGGACTTCGTGAGAGAACAGATATCGAAGACCGGCTTTAATGAAAGGCACGCTATTTTTTACAAAGACAAAAAGGAAGCCTTCTTTACTTTTAGAAGCCTGGACTCTCAGTTACAAGACAGAATTGTCAGGATTTCCTATAAAGATCCGACGCAACCTCAAATTATGTGGTCAACCAAAGACCAACCCAATAATCTTTTTACGTTGTCAGATAACCAGGGCATTGAAAAACCAGCCTATGGTAGTGAAGACGGCTACATCTACATGATGGATTCCGTCAATCGTTGGGTTGGAGACACAATTGGCAATGAGACTGAATATGAAATGGTGGCACAAACCCCCCATGTGGATTTTGGTTCCGTGGACAGAACCCTGTCTGAACAAATGAAAATTTTCGACTTTGTGGAACTGGGTTACGAGCCAACTGGCAGGGAAATATTGTTAGTAGATGTTTTCATTGACCAAAAATTTACCGAGACCATTAAAATAGAACTTTCTGGCAGAACCTCAGAGCTGAATGCGTCAAAACTGGGCTCAATTAAGTTTGATGAAAGGGTGTCGCGGTCAAAAAGGATCCCGCTGCACGGCACAGGGCGTCGCATTTCTTTACGGGCTAGAATGTCTACACTATTGAACGCCAGGCTTGTAGAATTTAAAGTGTACTTTAGGCTAGCAGGGCAGAGACAAACGGAGTAACGATGGGCGGACTTTTTTCCAGACTAAAAATTTGGCAGCCACTTGAGACACTTTTAAATACAGATCTCAATGGTGAAATTACCAATATCATCAGCAATCTTGCGGCAGATAAAATTGATGATGCTTCTGCAAACGTTACTCAATTACTCGTCACATTCGATCCCGGAGACATTGGCGCTGAAAACTTACCGGAGTCAGTAGCAGAAGAATTACAGGCCCTGAGATTCCAGATACTGGCCATTACTGGGGAAGCCACTTGGATAGATGATCCCCCAGTCACGCTGGAAAATATTAACTCAGCCTTTGAAGAAACAGGCGCACTCAGACCAAACAGAATTAATTCGGGGGCTGTCAACGGAAGCGGTCAGCCAAGTTTCTTATTGCCACAGGCTGCCACCAATCGCATTAACTTACTGGCGGCAACCACCAACTTGTCCACGTTTATTAATGGGTCTGCTGTCATTTATTCGGCCGATCTCAATGTGAGTACCTTGTCGCTAGCACCAGCGGCTGCAAATACGGCACTGGTTAATGATGCCGCACTCTCTGGTCAGGACTCCACTAAGGTGTTGGGTGAGAGAGA